CCAATGAACTTACCATCTGGTCTAGTATTTTATTTAGACTTTAAATATGGTAAAAATACTACTGGAACAAATGCTGAAGGTTATGGTCTTACTGATGTAGGATTTAAAGTACCTGGTGGTACTAGTGATTCATTAGGTGGTACAACTGGTCCTAACTCTCCATCAGGTTCATCTGCTCCATATGGTGTTGGTGGTCTTTATGGTGAAGGTAGATATGACTATTCTATCAATTCTGCACTATCTGATGAATTAAATTTGGGTTCTGCAGGTGATGGTAATTATGCAACTTCTTCAGTATCTTATAAAGATATTAACTTTAACCAAGAGTTCTCAGCTTCAATAGGTTCAGCTGCTAGTGACTTCGGACTTAGAAAATTAACAATTACTAATACCGATATGTCTGGTGTTGACTTAAAAGCTGTTAGATCATTTAATATTACTGGTTCTGCAGGATTCGTTACAGCTAATGCTAAAAAGATAACTGTATTACCACAATATACAAAAGATAATGGTGATGGAACAATATCATTTATCGTTTCTGGTTCTGTTTGGGGTGCTACATCATTCCTTGCAGGTAATAAACTAAAAGTAGTTTATAGTAAACAACCAACTGAAGCTGATAGAGGTGACTTTGAGGATTCAACTGGTGATGCTACAAGTGATACTTTAGCAATACCTGAAGTTGACTTACAACTTAAATCTCAAGCAATTGTTGCTAAGACTCGTAAATTGAAAGCTGTATGGTCTCCTGAGTTAGCTCAAGACTTGAATGCTTATCATTCAGTTGATGCTGAAGCTGAATTAACTTCAATGTTAAGTGAGTATATTTCAATGGAAATTGATTTAGAAATCCTTGATATGTTAATTTCAGATGCTACAACTGTTGATCATTGGTCTGCTACTCCAGGTGAAGACTATAATGGTTCAGGTACTGATGAAACAGCTTGGGATATCACAACATTCTATGGTACAAGATTCGAATGGTATCAAACTCTATTAGGAAAAATCCAAAAGGTTTCTAACGAAATCCAAAGATTAACTCTTAGAGGTGGTGCTAACTTCTGTGTTGTATCTCCGACTGTTGCTACTATCCTTGAATCTATTCCTGGATATTCAGTAAATACAGATGGAAATAAATCTCAGTTTGCAGCTGGTGTTCAAGTTGCAGGAAGTCTAAATAGTAGATTTACTGTTTATAAGAACCCATATATGACTGAAAATACAATACTTGTTGGTTTCAGAGGAAGTAATTTCCTTGAAACAGGTGCTGTATATTCTCCATATGTACCACTAATCATGACTCCATTAGTATATGATCCAAGTGACTTTACACCAAGAAAAGGTGTGATGACACGATATGCTAAGAAAATGATTAGACCTGAGTTCTATGGTAAAATCCATATTAAAGACTTAAACTTAATATAAGTTAAGTAATTAATATAACTTAGTTGAAAAGCCCCCTATTTTTTAGGGGGTTTTTCTTTTCCATTGATATTTATATATGAAACATTGGTTAGAGTAGTCACTAAACATAACCAATTCAAATAAACAATTAAAACCTAGAGAGTAGTGACTCAACATTTAGGAGAAATAAAATGGCTCAGAGAGTAGGAAAATATAAAGTAAGTAAAAGAGAAAATGCAATTACTCTTTTGGATGGTGGAACGATTAATGGTACTTTAACGCTATCATCAGCTATAACTGAAGGTGGTGGTGCATCATTAACAAGTAATCAGGTATATTATACAAGTTCACTTGCAATAACTGCATCTGCATTGAATGTTTTAGTTAAGGGATAAGTTATTTAAATAAATTTGGAGGTTATATGAAAAAAATAGGTTCTCTTCAGTTTTTTGAAGATGTTGACTTAAATCTAAAATTTGATTTTAATGACTTAATTAAACACTTTAAAGGTGATGAATTGGGAATAAAACAAAATCTTTTAGATGAAAATGAAAACATTGATATGGGTAAACTTGAACAATTTGTTAAAGCTTATGTCAATCAAAAAATAAAAGATAAATTTGGTAAAGATTTTTCTTTAGATGTTATGGATGATACAATGAATATCTCTTGGGATATAAATGTAAAATCTATACAAAAAAAACACATTGAAAAGTGGTGGGATAAAGAAAAATCAACTAAAATAAAACTACCAAAGTTAAAAAAGCTATAAAGCAATTAAAAGGGTAAGATTTATTTCTTACCCTTTTTTGTTTTACTTGATATTTATATATGAAGAATAATACCCATTTTTGGAGAATGTAAATGTCAAAATTTAATTATTTATATGAAGACCCAACTACGGCTTTACAAGTAACTGGTTCTACACCACATGCTATTTATGATAATGATTCTGAATTTCAGAATGAAAGTTTAAATGTTTGTAAATATGTAGCAAGAAAACTTGGACATCCAGTAATGCAACTTGAATTTGGTTCAGGTTCAATATATGCTTGTTTAGAAGAAGCAGTTTCAGAGTATTCACAACAAATAAATCATTATAACACAAAAAATTGGATGTGGGAACATTATGGTTCAACTTCTAGAGAAAGTGGTTCATCTCTTAGTGCTACAGGTTCACATGAACCAGAAGCTCCACATATGGGTACAACATTCTTATTATCAGAACAATATGGTGAAGCTGTAAATGTTGGTGGTGGAGTTACAATGTATACAGGCTCAATTACATTAGTTGATAATAAACAAGTTTATGATTTATCTACAGATGCATATTTGGAATCATCAGCTAGTAGGTTGGAAATACAAAAAGTATTCAACCACGGACCAGCTGCTATATCTAAATTCTATGATCCATTTGCTGGAACATATGATAACATTGAATTATTAGATTCATTTGGATTTGGAAATGTATCACCCGCAGTTTCATATATTTTAAGACCAATGTCATACGATTTAGCTAGAGCAAATGCAATTGAAACAAACGATTTGGTTAGAAAATCAGCATATTCATTTGAATTAATCAATAATAAATTAAGAATATTTCCTAAAGTAGAATCTTCGGATGCTGGTGATAAAATATACTTTCATTATTACGATAAATCAGATAAACAAGGTGTAACGAGGACATATACAGATTCAAAAGTATCAGATCCATCTAATATACCATATAAATTTATCACATATTCAGAAATAAATGCAGCTGGTAGAAATTGGATTAGAAAAATGACATTAGCATTAGCAAAAGAATTATTGGGTATCATTAGAAGTAAATATGCTTCAATGCCACTTCCAAATGGTGAAGTATCATTAGATGGTGAAGGATTAAAGGCGGAGGGTCGAGAAGAAAAAGTTAATCTATTAGAAGAATTAAAAGAATTTTTAGAATCAGTTTCATTAACTGAAAAATCAAGAATGGAACAAGAACAGGCTGAGTCTCAACAACAAGTATTAAATAAAGCACCATTAAAAATATACATAGGATAATACAATGAGTCAAACAAAACCATTTTTCATACCACAAAAAGAGTTTGATTTAATTAATCAAATGAATGAAGAATTGATTGACGAAATTGTCGGACAATCAGTTGATATTTATAAAGTAAGTATTGAAAATACAGATGAAAATTTATATGGTGAGTCAACAACAAAATATTATGATATAGGTTTTAGAGTTAATTGTTTAATATTATATAATGAACCTGAAATCATACAAGATGAGTTTGGTGCTGATAATAATGGAAATATTGAAATGTATTTTCAAAGAGAGAATCTTGCAAGTGGTTCATTAAATTTTTATCCTGAAATGGGTGACATTGTTGATTGGAATAATCATTATTGGGAAATCAATGGAACAACAGAACCACAATTATTCGCAGGACATCCAAATTTTAAACATAACATTGTAGCGACAGCACATCGTTCAAGATTATCATCATTACAAATTGAAGAGAGGCCTAGATAATGAGTTTAGATTTATTAAAAGAGAGATTTGGTGGATCTGTATCTACAGAGAAAAAAGAAGTAAATAAAGAAAAACTAAATGAAATATTTAATTCTAATCCTACGGGAGATATAAAATCTTTTAAAGATCAACATCAAGAAGAATTAAAAGAAAAAGATATAATTATTGAAAATTTAACACGAGAATTGGGAAAACAAAGATTAGAAAATAAACTTGCTTTAAATACAAAAAAAATATATGAAGATAAAATTGAAAAAATAAATATTGTAGATTTTAATACAGAGTTAATTTCAATGTTAACGAATGAATCAAGAAAAAAACAAGGAAATCAAATATTAGATTGGACAAATTGGTTAAAAATATCAGAAAATAAATATCTGTTACAAATAAGTGAAGATGTTGCTAAAAAAGTATTTGAAGATAATAATAATTCAATAAGTCAATATATGAGATTTGATAGAGTGAATAAATTAGATTGGCCATACAGACCTGAAGCTGGTAGAACATCAAGAACAAGAGGTGGTGATGTAGATACTGCCAAAAATTATTTCTTATCATTTACTGGTGATACAAATACTTCAACCAGAAAAGGAGATTTAGTACATACTGATTTTAATCCTGATGATTTTGATTTAGCATCAAACGGATTTACTATATCTTATTGGGTTAGACCAGATGAAGTAGGTGCTGATATGTTTGCAATTGGTAGAAAGGCTCACAATAACGAAAGATTTACATTTGGTATGAGTCAAAAACAAAAAGGATATTTTGGTGTGGGTTCAAATCAATC